AATTAAGTTTACAGGACCATCAATTCCGAACCTCTCAATAGCTTTATCTCTTATAGCATCATATTTACGTAATACTGCTAAATGAGCTTGTTTATCCTTTTTTTGTATAGCATCAAAAATATCATCAGTAAGAGCTTCCATTTGATCAGAATACTCACGCGCATCAGGTCTATCAAAAGGACTTTCAGGCTTATCTTCTTTATTATAAAATGGTGAATCTTCAAAACCTTTTTTGAGAAGCTTTTCTATTTGATCTGCTTTTATATCTCTTTGTTCAGTTAAGATATTATTCGCTAACTCAGTAAATTTATCCATAATAATATTTATTTAATTAGAAGCAGTTTAGTTGACAACCTATTGAAATACTCATCGTTAAGCCATTTCAGTTCATATTTCTTACTAAAAGCTTTAGCTTTACTAAATGTAAATTCAGTAAAATCTTTCTTCGGTCTTTGTATATCGTTGAGTAACATGCTACCTTTACCGCTTTTGCTCTTTAAAAGATGATCAAAATAAGGTAGACTATATTTACTAATATATACTTTAATAGGTAATATACGTTTTACCCGGCTTAAAACAACATTTATTAAATGTATAACATCAAACTCATCATAGAACTTAAGCATAGAACACTCTGGTAATTGAGTATTGTTAAAAAATAATATATGCTTACCTTTACAAGTGCTTTGAAGAATAGCTTCAGAAAATCCATGAATAATATAGTGATATGCAATTTTTTTAACATCTACGTTGTTAAAGCTTTTATCTAGAATATCAAACATATGTAGATCATTGATAATATTGTCGCTAATATTATTCGCAAAAATCTCGTTACAATTAACGAGGCAGATATTATATACTCCTAAATCTAACGATTCCACACTACATTATATCAGTGTTCCTAAAATCTTTAGGTGGTTTGCCTATTCTACAGTTGATTATACCGTTATAATAATCCTCGCTTATCAATACGTCCTTATCAAACTGCAGTTTAGCTTCATAATATCCTAATTCGTATTTATTTTTGCAAAATCTTAGTATTTTGAATAAGAATTTATCTTTACCGTGTGTAGCTATATCGATATTAAGTTTATCACTAGAACCTGTATATGTTTTCCAGTCACTTTCCACGTAATCTATACGTTTTCTTTTTTTACCTTTGAGTGGTAATCTTCTAATCTTTTTAACCATCTGTTTTTTACCGATATATTTTTTACCATTAGTGAGGTTAACAATTTCGTATATAAACCCGAAAGCATCTTCCGGTACTGCTTGGTAGACTTTCCAGTGACCTGTATCCATTTAGGTATTTACTTTTTATTTTTATTTTTTCTAGTTTTCTTCTTTTTACTCTTACCTACTTTACCGTGCCTTGAATATACTGCTCCGAGAGCAAATGGCTTTCTATAGTCACCGGGAGCATACCAGTCGCCTGATTGTGTATGACCCACTGCTGCTGCTGGACCTAAAGCACCTCCACCGACGGTATTTTCGTCTTCGTCATGAATCGCTGCGAGCTTACTATAGTACTTTGGATCTTCTGCTAAATGTTGCTTTGCGATAGTAGTAGCAACCGCTACATCATCTGTATGCTCTAACTCAACCTTAATACCCATTTTTAATTCTTTTTCATCGTATTCAATATCTTCAACAGGCTTTAAAAGCTCTACAAATCTACGCTCGAATAAACTCACTGTATCATTCGTATTTAAAACACTCTTTATAGTTGTTTTCTTCATATTAGTACTTATAATCATAATGTGAGTATTATAGACGGATACGTAAAAGAAATTGAAAAGGATTTACATGTTGATGAGTTTAACATTAAAGATGTTTCAATGAAAACGCCTGGACGTAAGCATTTCTGGGTCAGTAAATTAATACAGCATAAGAAAAATCTTATGACTTTAAAAGCTCAAAGATTTCAACTAAAAAAAGAGATAACTAAGCAAATTATTGAAAAATCACCTGTTAAAATAACATCGCCTATTGCAGAAAAAACAGCGTATCAGCATGAACAAATGATCGAATTGCAAGGTAAAATAGATGAACAGGAATTAATAATTGAGTTACTAGAGAAGACAGAGAAGACGTTCAGCGCGCTTAGTTTTGATATTAAGAATATTGTTGAAATCATGAAAATGGAAACACTATGATTACTTTTAGTCTAAAAAAAGATAAAGTCCTCATACAAGGCGAGTTATTTTCAGATATACGCGAACATTTTAGTGTTAAAGATGATACTGCACGTTTCCGTAAAGGTAGAGCCAAATATTTTGCAAGTCGTATTTACTGTATTACACCAACAGGTTTATTTGAACCTGGATTGTTTTATGATATTATGCGCTTTATTAAACAAACGTATCCTAATGAGGAAATTAGGATAGATAAATCGATAGCTAGTATTGTTAAACCCAGTCTAGAAAACGCGCGTGTATACGATAATCTAACGCATAGTTTAAGAGATTATCAATATGCTGCGTGCGAAAATGCAATCAAGCATGGCCGCGGTATACTAAAGATGGGTACCGGGGCTGGTAAAACTTTAACTATATGTTCAATCTTAATGAGTGCGTTCTTGCAACGCAAAGACAGCTTTAAATGTCTATTAATTGTACCGGATCTTACGCTGGTAAATCAGACATTTACGGATTTTGATGAGTATAATGCTTTATTTAAATTTACGCGATGGACCGGTAAACTTAAACCTGACCTAACGGCAAATGTTATAATTGCTAATCTAGGAGTACTACAGAGTCAATTTAAAGACAACGATTGGCTACAAGATGTTGATATGCTAATTATTGACGAATGTCATAAACTAAAGAAGAATAATAAAATTAACAAAATGGTACAGTCTATTAAAACTGTACATAAATTCGGGTTAACAGGTACATTACCGGATAGTAAACCAGACGAATGGAATATTATAGGTAAAGTAGGTAGTATAATTTATGAAAAAGATAGTTACAGTTTAAGAACAGAACGTCATTTAACAGTAGCTAAGACCTCTATACTTAATATAGAATATAATACAAAACCCGTTCTTATTAAAGGTCAAAATCCATATAAAGGAGAATTAGATTTCCTATATGAAAGTAATTTTAGAAATAATATAATTTGTCAGGTATGTACAAATTTTAATAATAATATACTAGTACTTGTTAACCATATTGCACATGGCGAGAAGTTATATGATGTGTTGAGTAATGTAAAAGACCGGCAGGTATATTTTATACGCGGGGATGTTGAAGTTGAGGAGAGAGATAGAATAAAGCAGTTAATGGAAACAAATACAAATGTAATATGTATTGCGATTAGCGCTATTTTTTCAACAGGGGTTAATATTAAAAATATACATATGATTATATTTGGAGCCGGCGGTAAGAGCTCTATCAGAACAATTCAGTCTATAGGTCGAGGTTTGAGGTTACATGATAATAAAGAAAAACTTACAATTATTGACTTAGCTGATAATTTAAAATACGGTAAACGTCACATTGAAAAGAGAATAGAAATTTATAAACAAGAGAAGATACCATTTACTATAACAAATATAGTGGAAAAGTAGCTACTTATAATGTATAATAACATTTTATGGCAGCAGAAAAGATAGAAAAAGTCGAGCAAGCTAAGGTTAATAAAAGGAGAGGACCGAAACCTAAAATTGATGAGTATTACGTAAATCCTGCTGAATTTAAACAGCAGATTAAAACCTACTATAAGACTGAAATATGTATATATGAGTTAGCTAACTCTTTAAAAAAAATTGCATATGGTTTAGGTAATAAGTCTAATTTTATTAACTATACATACAAGGAAGAGATGATAGGTGATGCGCTAGTTAAGATGTATACAGCCCTTAAAAATAAAAAGTTTAATGTAGATTCTGAGTATAATCCGTTTTCATATTTTACTACAATTGCTTTTCATGCTTTCATTAATAGAATTAAGAAGGAGAAGAAGCATCATGAAACTCTTTGTAACTACAAAGAGATGGTTTATGAAGAGGAGATGACGGCAGTGACTGATGGTCGTGTATATGTTAAGCCAAATAGTGATGATGTAGATTATAGCAATTAATGAAAAGCAATGTTGCAATATTTTCCGATATTCACTTAGGTGTTCATCAAAATAGCGATTTCTGGTTAGGTATAGCCAATAAATGGGCTGATTGGTATATTGATGAGATGCGTAAGCAGAATATTACAGATATTATTTTCTGCGGTGATTTTTTTCATTACCGAGATGAGATCAGCGTGAAAACATTAAACTTCGCAAAAGATCTTCTAGATAAATTCAGTGAGTTTAATATTACCATGATCACCGGTAATCATGATGCGTGGTATAAAGACACGTCAGAAATTAATAGCCTCTCAATATTAAAAGGTAGGAGTAATTTAACCATATATGATAAGCTCGAAACTATTATAGTTAGTAATAGACGTTTAACTTTCTGCCCATGGGGCACGAAGATTGAAGATATACCGAGTTGTGATATAATATTCGGTCATTTTGAATTAGAAAATTTTAAAATGAACGGGTTTAAGGTTTGCGATCACGGTGATGATCCGGAAGTGCTCATTTCGAAAGCCCCTTTAATTTTTACCGGGCACTTTCATTTAAGAGACGAAAAAACATTTGAAGGTAAAAAGCGAATTGTATATGTTGGTAACCCGTACGAGATGGATTTTGGAGATTCATTACAACAAAAAGGATTTTATACTCTAGATATAAATGAGCTAACATACAAATTTACTGAGAATAAAGTAACTCCAAAACATATTAAAGTATTTCTATCGAAGCTTATTACCGATAAAGATCCTATTAAGTTTTTTAACGATGTTATTACAAATAATATTATCAAGCTTATAATTGATAAAAACATCAATACTGATCATTTAGATTTATTAGTAGCGAAACTATCTAGTTATAGGCCTTGCGAGATTAGAATAGATTACGATGTCAATTATAATAAAGTTAAGTTTTCAGAAGAAAGTGATTTTGATCTCTCAGGAGTTGATATAATTGAAGCTATAACTGAATTTGTAAATTTACTTGATATTGAAAATAAAAGTGAAGTTGTAAAATATACAACTGATCTCTTCGCTAGATCGACTGATAGACCATAATGAAATACGTTACATTTAAACAACTTAAAATTAAGAACTTCTTATCTGTAGGTGAAGATGAGGTGGGGGTCGAATTCAACAAAGGGTTACATATTGTAACTGGTATAAATCGAGATAAAGAAGATAGACGAAATGGGGTCGGTAAGAGTACTATTGCTGATGCTTTATATTTTGCGATCTTCGGTAGTACTCTCAGAGAGATTAGAAAACAGTTTATACCAAATAATTTAACAGAAGGTAAGTCGATCGTTGAACTATCTTTTACGATAAATGATCCACATTTCGGTACAAATGATTTTCATATTATACGTACTCTTGGACCATCAAAATGTAATATTTTTAAGAATGGTGTTGACAAAACAAGAGATACAATAGTTAACACTAATCATTACATTGAAACTATCTTATCATCTTCCCCGGAAGTTTTTCAAAACTGCGTTATTATGACGCTCAATAACCATATACCTTTTATGGCTAAAAATAAGATAGAGAAAAGAAAGTTTATTGAAAAGATATTTAGTCTTGAAATTTTTTCTAAGATGTTAACGGAGTTACGGTCCGATCAAACACTTATTAAGCAGGATTTTGATACTAATATAACTAGACTTGAAGAGACTAATAATTATTTAGCTGTACAGAAATCACAAAGAGATAGTTTTAACGTAGATAAAAAGAAAAAAACTGAGACTTTACAAACTAATTTAGCTAAACATAAAGAAGATCTCAAAGATGCTACCGATCGGTTACAGGTCATTGAAAAGTTAGACGATAAACCGTTTAAGGGTAAGCTAGATGAATTTACAGCGTTAATAGATTCGAAAAAAAGCGATAGAGATAGTATTAATAATAGTATTATCGAGTTAAAGCTTAATGTAAGAAATGCCGCTGAAAAATACAAACGTATTGGTACTGGTGAAGAAAATTGTCCTGTATGTTTACGTTCTATAGAAGAGCACGATTTAGAGCTTATTGAAAAGGAAAAAGAAAATCTTAAAAATATTATTAATAACGATAAGTTAAACTTAGATAATCTTACCGGTAAACTAACTGCTATTGACAGTGAGGTAACTAAAATTAACCAGGCAGTTAAAGTTGTATCTGAAAAGATAGCCAATATTGAGAAGCAAAAATATGGTATTGATCATATCAGAGGATCTGTTGAATATATTAAGAGATGTGTATTAGAAATGGAAGAAGAATTAAAATACACAAACAACGATACCAATACATTCAGCGATGTTGTTGTTGAATTAGAGAATAAATCATCCGCAATTACAGCTGAATTAAACAATATTAAGAAGCGTATTGATATGCTCGATGTAGTTAAATTCGTAGTTAGTGAAGAGGGAGTAAAAAGTTACATTGTTAAAAAGATATTAAGAAACTTTAACTCTAAATTAACTTACTATTTAAAAAAGCTTGATAGTAATAGTATATGCGTTTTTAATGAATATTTTGAAGAAGAGATTTTAAACGAAAAGGGTAAGATATGTCTCTATAATAATTTCTCTGGTGCAGAAAGGAAGGCTATTGATTTAGCATGTCTCTTTTCGTTCATGGATATGAGAAAAGCTCAGGGAGATGTACATTATAATTTAAGTTTTTATGATGAATTATTTGACAGTAGTTTAGACGAAAAAGGTGTTGATCTTGTTTTAGAAATCTTAAACGAGAGAGTTGAGAAGTTAAATGAATGTGTCTTCGTTATTAGTCATCGAAAAGAAAGTATAAAAGCAGCGACAGGTGATATAATTTTCCTTGAAAAAATGAATGGTATTACAAGAAGAGTTAATTTCGTGGATTAATAAAAAAACAATAATATATACTGTATATGATAATTCAAGGAAATATACCATTTCAGATTAAAGCACCATTTCAGCCAAATAGCATTCAATCCCCTATACCTGCTGCTAAGCCGAAGACTGTAGTGAAGCCACCTGAAACTGGCCTTCCTCGCTTTATGAATTATTACGCTGATTATAGCGGATGTGGCCACTGGAGAATGATATGGCCAGAACAAATTATGAATGCCCATAGTAAAGCAGTGGTGCACGGGACGACTGTAATGAACGGTGATCCAAGATATTATGGTGGCGTTAAGGGTGTACGTATCCAAAGACAAGCAACACCGCAGCAATTGGAGTTCGTTAAGTTTCTAAGAAACATAGCAGATAAAACGGGTATGCGTCTTATCTATGAGATTGACGATATTTGTTTTGCTGAAGATATACCTGATTACAACAAATATAAAGGCGCGTTTACTGATCCAAAGATAAGACAATCTGCTCAAGAGATGATGGCCATGTGCGATGAGATTACTGTTACATGTCCGTTTATGAGAGATTATTACCGTGATAAGACTGGTAATCCGAATGTAACTGTTATTCCAAATTTTATGCCTAAATTTTGGATTGGAGGTAAATCTGATATTAACCGTACAATGGAAAGTTATGAAAAGAATAAGAGAAAGCCTCGTATTTTATATGCCGGTTCCGGTGCGCACTTCGATGTAGATAATAGGGTAAAGCAACGAGATGATTTCCATCACGTGAATGAGGTTATTTCCAAAACAGTTGATAAGTACCAATGGGTATTTCTAGGGGCTTTTCCATTAACATTAAAACCTCTCATACAAGCAGGTAAAATCGAATTCCATCAATGGAAGCGTTTGTATGAATACGGTCAAGGGTTATATGATTTAAATGTTAATATGATTGTAGCCCCGTTGCAGGATAGCATTTTCAATCGCTCAAAATCTGATTTAAAATATATTGAAGCATGTGCGCTTGGATTACCTATCGCATGTCAAGATATGTGCACATATGAGAATGCTCCTATTAAATTTAAAACTGGTGAAGAGATGATTGCACAGATTGAAACTACACTACAAGATAGAAAACGCTATAAAGCTTTATGTAAAAAAGCTAGCCAGTATGCCGATACGCGCTGGTTAGAAGATGATAAGAATATTGACTGCTATACTGAACTCTACCAATATAACGTAGGTGATGATCGAAGAGTTAATCTGAGTAGGTATAATTAACTTGATAATAATAAAACTTCATATATAATCATATATGTGAGTTATCGTAATGCAATTTATAATGGTCGTGAGGGTACTGTAACTCTTTTCACGTGGGATGAAGAGGGTAATAGAGTACGATTTGAAACTAGTGTAGAACCGTATCTTTATGTCGAAGGCCCCGGAAACCACGAATCTATATTCGGTACAAAATTAATTAAGAAAAAATTTAATAGCCAATATAACCGCTATAAGTTTCTAAAAGATTCTGGTACAAAGCGAGTATTTGAAAATCTACCAGCTCATCAACAGTTTCTCGTTGATACATACTGGAAAGTAAATGAAGAGCCAGAATTTAATACGCATCCTATTAAGACGATGTTTATCGACATCGAAACATATTCACCTGATGATTTTCCAGACATTAAAACAGGTAATCACCCTGTAACTGTTATAACTGTTTACGATTCACTTGAAGATAAATTTACCGCGTGGGGAATAAAGCCATATAATAATACTCAAGATGATGTTAAGTATATTCATTGCGCGGATGAAAAAGACCTCTTTATGGCTTTTATCCAATTCTTAGAAGTGGATTACCCTGATATTTTATCCGGGTGGAATTCGGAGTTCTTCGATATACCTTATATTATAAATCGCTGTCGTCGTATTTTAGGTGATGAATGGGTTAATCGCATGTCACCTGTAGGTAACGTATATAGTAGAACCATTAGAGGTCAGTTCGGTGCTGAGCAGGTAAAATGGTATATCGAAGGTATTTCATTAATTGACTATCTTGACGTATATAAAAAATTTACCCAAGGTCTCCGTGAAAGCTACAAACTAGACGCTATTGGTGAGCTTGAGTTAGGTCAGAAGAAAGTTGAATATGGTAATATGAATCTAGCGACTCTATCAGACGATGACTGGCAGACGTTTGTTGATTATAATATTCAGGACGTTAGATTGCTCAAGCATCTTGAAGTTAAACTTAAGTTTATTGAGCTGTTGCGTATGTTAGCTTATACTGGTTTAACTACTTTCGAGGCAGCTATGGGCGCTTTATCTGTAATTAATGGTGCTACAGCTATTAGAGGTAGACGTCGAGGTCAACTTATACATACATTTATACGCAATGAAGACACCGGTAAAAAAAATCCTGGCGCGTTTGTAGGTGCACCTCTTAATGGTTTTCAGAGCAATATTATATCATTTGATGCTAATTCTCTATACCCAAACGTGATGATTTCGTTGAATATGTCTCCGGAAACTAAAATAGGTAAGATTGAGGATAGAACCGATAAAGATGTAACTATTCGTCACGTAAATGGTAAGACGTTTACGCTATCTAGAGATAACTTTGCAAAGTTTGTTAATGATGAAAAGATAGCAATAAGTAAGGCTAATGTTTTATTTACTCAAAAACGCAAAGGAGTGATGCCGGAGATTCTAGATGAATATTATAATAAACGCGTCAAGGTAAAGAAAGAGCTAACAGCTCTTAAGCGAAAATATAGTAAAAATAAAGATGCAGCTGTAAAAGTTAAAATAGATCAGCTAGATGCAAAGCAGCTATGTATTAAAATTTTTATTAACTCCATTTACGGTTATTTCGGTAACAAAAACGCTCCTTTCGGTGATAATGATATTGCTAGCTCTATTACTCTTACTGGTCAATCAGTAATTAAAACATCTAACGAATTATTAAAGAAGTACATTACCGAACGGGTAGGTATTACGGATACTAAAATATTGAATGATTGTATCATCTACAATGATACCGATAGCTCGTATATCTCGATTAAACCAATTATTGATAATACGGATATTGAATTTACAGGAACTGACGGTAAGCTCACCCCGGAGCTGCATGCAGAGGTTCAGAGTGTTGAAGATTATCTTAACGAGCATATTAAAATATGGGGCGTAAAGAGCTTAAATTCCAAGGACTGTAGGTTTGTTTTCAAGCGTGAAATAATTGCAGATATAGGGGTATTCCTAGCTAAGAAGCGATACGTTATGCATATACTGGATGATGAAGGTATAGAGATGGACAAATATAAATACACAGGAGTAGATGTAGTTCGTAGTACTATGCCGGCTGCAATTAAACCATATGTTAAGGGGATTATTGAGACCATGTTGAGTACGTGTGATATTTCGAAAACAAATGATGTGTTAAACGAAGCCTATAAGGTATTTAAGAGTTTACCTGTAGAGGGTATAGCACGTGTATCTGGCATTAAAAATTATGAAAAATACGCAGCAGAATGTGACGGTTTTAAAACTTCGAAGGGTATGCCTAATCATGTTAAAGCGTCTTATTTTCATAATACTCTCTTACGGCGCCTTAGCATTGAAAATGAATATGAATCAATCGGTAGCGGTGACAAGGTAAGATATTTTTATGTTCAGAAACCAAATGCGTATAACGTAGATAGTATTGCGTATAAGTATTATTACCCGGATAAATTTAAGCAAATATTCCACGTCGATTATGAAAAGATGTTCGATACAATTATCTTCTCAGCAATTCAACCTTTCTATGAAAACGTCAACTGGGCAGTGCAAAAGCCTGGATCGCTCACGCAGACAAACTTATTAGAACTTTTAAGTTGATTATATAAAGTTATATTATAATATATACGTATGGAAGAAAAAACATATATTACATTCATTGATAACGCCGGCCGTTCGATTTTCGGGGCTCTTGCTGAAGAAACTTCAGATGCAATTAAAGTTCAGAACCCTGTAATGATTGGCGTACAGCAACAGGAGAATGGTCAACTTTCCGTTCAACTTTTCCCACTCTTTTTCGCAGAGTTTGTAGCGCCGGCTAGCGATGATGCAGCTCGAAATAACTACTTTACATATAGTAAATCTGCAATTGCAACCGGTACAGGGTTTGATGTAGATCCACGTATCTCTGCTCAATATGAAAAGATTGTAAACCCAGTGCTAGTACCGGCGAATGCCCCAACTGATGACAGTGAAGTTATTAAGTTGTTTGACGACTAGTTAAAACCTTAAATAAATATATAAATGATACAGTCACTGAGTATTTGGTGACTGTATTTTTTTATACATATATTGCAAATATATACAAGTTGCGATATATATATGTATGAGTGATTGGAACAGTAAAATTGGCGCTACGTCGTTTAGACCACCTAGTGATACATCATCATATTTTGATAAAGTAACAGCGGCAACTGAGCAAAGATTGCGTAATGAGATTACACAGCAAGTCCGAGCTGATGCTAATAATGTTATACATGGTATAGTAACAGGTAAGGATAATGAAATTAATGAACTTAGACAAGCAATTGACAGTCTAGAAAATAAAATTAAACAAAAACAGCAAGAGATTGAATCATTAAAGAGAGAGAAGCGACATTTTGTAATACCTGACGAAATAGAATTTAGTGTTGATAAGCCAACATCAATTATAGACGCAGATACGGGCATCTTTACCTCACATATTTTAAGTATAATAAAAAGAGGAGATAATGGGGTTGCATTTAATGATAAAGACCAAGAAAAGATACGTAAGATTATCGCGGTATGGAAAGGTTTTCTCGAGGAATATAAATGGAAGAGTAATTACATCTCAGTAAAAATAAAGAAGCTACTTAAAGATACCAATCAAATTCTACACGACGACGCTTAAAGTAATGTTTTTTTCTTGATATACACTGCGCATATATTATAATAAGGTATATGAGTAAAGAAATTGATGATATTTTATCTGTAATCGATAAATCTAATCCATATGCATCTTTCCTAAATGAAAGTGCTATTAGTAATG